ACCTACTCCAATGGTAGCAAGGGCACCTGCGGCAAATTTAGCCGCTTTACCCAAACTCATTGAACTGCTTTGAGCCTCGTTGGTTCTTTTGTTTAGATCAGATAACTGCCTATTGACAGCAGATAATTGTTGTTGATTTCGTACTACAACACTTAGATCTATATTACCTTGTGCCACGTTTTGCCCTCGCTTTGTTTTGTCTCATAGTTCGCTCCGCCTGGTCGCTTTCCATTTTAAAGTATGCGGCCCACATACTCAATTCCAGTGTTGACATCTCAATTACTTCTGATATACTTTTTTTAAGTCTATCAGCGACCACCATAATGAGTCTTACTTCACCACTGGCTTCTATTCCTTTGCTAGAGTCTCCACGTTGCTCTCTAATTTGGCAGAATTTATTGCCGCCGCTACCTTAACGATAACATTGGGATCTGCTTCATTCATTAGAGTGACAACATCGCCTTCAGCAAACATTTTTGAACCATCAGCCCGTCTTGCTTTTAATACAAGTCCTGTGACCAATGCTTCAGCCGTTTTGCCCTGTGCTTGTAATTCAATCACACGAGCCTCATCTTTGAATGGATAAGTTTTTCTATAATAGATATCACAGTTCCATTCTTTACAGTGATATTTGGATAAATCACCACCAATCGCTGATTTGTAGTGTTCTGTTATATTTTTTATAACATTTGTCATCCTTTGTATCTCCTTCTTGCTCTATTGAGCACTTCCCTTGTGGCAGGTCGTGTCATACCACGAGGTGCTTGTTTTGAATATCCTTCGTCCAAACGACTGATATAAGGCACACGGTTAGCAATTTCATATCTGAATTTGCCTTCCTGTCTAAGCCTCCATCCTCGTTTAGCACGACCAGACGCTACTGGTGTTTTCTGTTTAACAGTGTCAAACAGATCCGTGGATACCTGGCGGACCATCTGATCTACATCATTTGATAGTTCAGAGATCACCTTGTTGCTATTAAAACTTACCTTTAGTTGGATCACTAATTCGTTATCCTTATAAAGGAGTTTTTGTTAATGCACCACTTCCTTGGTAAGTGATTGATGCTTCAACCATTCCGTCAAAGTTTGAAGTGATTGAGTGTCCAGTAATGATTACATCACCTGACAATTTCACACCTGTGGTTTCACCTGATGGGTACAATTCAATTGCCGCTGGATTTGCACCTATTGCTGAAAATAATGAATTTTGTCCATCATCGTCATCTCTTAGATATACATCCATTGTGCCAGAGAATTGAGTTAAGCCAGCCAGATAAGTTCTACCTGTTGTGCCCATCACAGATGATTCAATAGTTTGTGTTTCTTGATCAAGAGTAAATGATCTAACACTTGCTACTGCAACCACCGCTGATGTATCATCAGAAAACTTAACCACACCTGCTTCACCTGTGTATGTTGCGTTATTAGTCGCCATAGTTTGTTTCCTCTATTTGATCTACTGGACCTGTTAGATCTGTTGCTTTGATTACTGTGCTGTCTTTAACCTTAAGTCTCCGTCTGGATAGTTTGGGTTTGCTTGCCACAGTTGTAGATGGTTTGTAGGTCCAACCATCTTTCCTATGTTGTCGCACATCTCTGTTATCAACAACCTTAGAAATTTTTCCTTTAAACATTTGAATAGGCATTATAATACTCCTTTTTTGTATCTGTACTGCACATTGACATTCACAATCACTTCGCCTAATGGTAATTCTCTTTCAATCACTTCCACACTGTTGATAGTGGTTTTTACATTGTGGATGTTGTTGGCAGATAGAGTGATGTCTCTGTTTCTAGATATTTCCAATGTTTCTTCAATTCTTTCTACAATTTCGTTTCGTAATGTATCAATTTCTGTGCCCCTCACATAACATCTCAATTGATATTGAATAGTGGCTACTCTTAAATCCATAGCATCATCGTCTCTGATCTCGTTAGATGTAACTACCAGTATCGCAGGAAATTGTGTGATGGCTAATTTAGACACATCAAAAAATACTCGTGAAACCTTGCCTGGAGCAGGGTTCTGCATATTTTCTAATTGTTCAACTATGTTGATTGCTATATTTTCTCTTGCTGACATTATCTAATCAACCTACCTTGATAAAATGTTTGTTTTTCACTGTCTGTGTATGAGCCTGAAGAGTCCAAATCATAATGAACTCCATCTCTTAGGACCAATTCAAATTCTTCTTCAAATTTTGCCTTGTAGAAGTTAAGTTGTTCTCTAAAAGCATCTCCATCTGGTTCAAAAGTAGATAACTTTGGATAGATGTAGTAAGCCAGCACGTGATAAACTGCCGCTCTGGTAAATTGGGTAGAATCTAATCTGCTGGGAGATAGTTTTTCTGATCCTCCCAATACAGATATATCATATCTGCCATAACCAGTAGTAGGCCACCATTTTATATTCAGTAGTCTGATTATATCGTCGTAAGTTTTTTCGTGTTCTGTGAGAAATTCTTGAATGCCGTATTTTTTGATGTCAGGCACATATTCAAGTAAGTCTGAGTCTGTTGCGAATGTCGCCATTTTAAAGTCCTTCTTTAATAGTTCTACAAGGGTCCTTCCCTTGGCAATTATTTATTAGAATGAGCAGACAGAAATAATTCTGTAGATATGTGAGGCAAATCCACATCCACCTGCTTATCATTCACAATCAACAAAAGGTTGCCTTGTGACATTTCTTTCAACTTTCTACGCATAGAATTGGTGTATTTTCTTGTGGTATAACCTTTGCCATACAATTCATCCTGTGTGCTGGTGTCTGTGGTGCCCCAATCACAGCCAATAATATAGACAGGTCCTTTGGTGTTTTGTAGAGCCACATACACTGCCAAACAGCCTGAATTGGTGCTCGCTAATGTATGGTCTTTGATGATGTTCCAATAAGCACGAGTAGCATCAGGTCTAGTGTGATACTGCACGCCTGGTGTCATGGATATTTTCTGCACAATTGGTATGTCATAAGCACACACGTGATGCACAGGTCTATACCGCTCTATAAAATTACACCCCACTTCTAATGTTTGAGGTGGCAAGGTATAGATTAATTTTTTTTGAGATGGACCATTGAACCAAACCACTGCTGTCATATCCATATTTAAAAAAAAAGGGCGATATTGCTACCGCCCTTTAATTCAAAAAACAAAAAAATCAATTATTAGTTGATTTGGTTGTCTCCTAAGATTTTCACACCATAAGAGTTGTGAAGAATGTTTACACCGTATCTTGTAGATGCTACTACTTCTTCTGCTCTTAATGAAGCGTCTCTTTGAGTCTCAACATTTAATTGTTGAGCAATCGCTATACCTAAAGCGTCTCTGCTGAATACAGCATTAACCACTGAAGTATCAGATAATTGAACTACGTTTGAACTTTCGTAGATGTCAATACCTGCGATTCTACCAATGTAGCCTTCGCTCATTGCTTGATTAACCACATTCGCAGGATTTGGATTTACGAATGAGTTAGTCAATGTTTTCTTAACATTGTAGATTGCTTTTGGTGAGAACACGCCAAAGTAAGGACCTGGAACCGCCGCCGCTTTTAAAGTAGCATACGCTTCAAATAAGTCTTTTACTTCAATCTCGTCTTGAGCCGCACCAATTGATGCTGTGAAAGATGAGAATAAGCCTGTTAATGCTCTGTCGTGTCTTTTTGCAATCGCTTCACCAAATAACTTACCTAGGTCAGCAACCACGTTTGACATTGAATGGTTTCTTGCCATGTCAGTCAAGGTAGTCATGATACCTGCTTCAGTTAATGTGATGTTTGCAACATCAGTTGAAACTGCTGTGTTTGATAGATCAGATGCTTCACCTGCGTCACTTGCGATTGTTTGTGTTGAGTATAAAGGTACTTGTAATACCTTACCAGCATTTGCTGGTACATTGAATACTTTTACAAGTCCTGGCATAATTGCTGTTTCTGATGCCACGAACATTGCCTCTTGCACGATAGGTGCAATTAGGTCATTCAATGTTGTTGTTGTTGATTCATTAGCCATTTGACTAATCTCCTTTTAGTTGTTGTTACGATCTAATAGCCCAGTTTCTTACGATACTCAGCATAGATCTTTCTATGTTCTGGATTTTTCATATCCAATTTATTAACATCAACTTTTTGAACACCTTCAGTTTGAGTGTTGGACTTGGAGCCACCGCCTGGGGTGCCTGCTGAAACGAAATGTGGATTAGTTTGTAGGAATTCACTTACCAACCCATCTACCGTCAGCGGATCACCGTTTTCAGTGTATCTCGTTTGCCCTGTTTTAGGATCAATCACTTCCACT